GGGAAATCTTCTTGACATGATCGAGGTCTATGAGGACCTGGATCTCTATATTCGCCACCACGGTTACCTCATTCGTGCCGTCGGATACGACACCTACAACGCCAAGCAGTTCATGGAGCGTTGGGTTCAGGACAACGGTGAGTGGGGCGTGATCAAGGTTATCCAGGGCGCTCGGACTGAGTCCGTGCCTCTCGGTGAGATCAAGATCCTGGCCGAGGATCGGCTTATTCTCTTCGATCAGATCTTGATGATGTACACCATGGGCAATGCCATGGTCATTGTCGACAACAATAACAACATCAAGCTCTCGAAGCGCCGCAAGGAAGAGAAGATCGACAATGTCGCAGCGCTCATGGACGCCTACATCGCCTTCAAGGCCAACAAGGAGGAGTTCTGATGTCCTCGCTCAGTCCAACAGTGAAAGGAGGTGACCCATGGGAGTAAGAACCCAGCTCAAGCACGCTTGGAACGCCTTCTTGAATCGTGAGCAGCCGGCATCGATCTTGCCATATTCCGGAGGGAATGCGTCCGAGCTCGGGCAAGGCTCTTCAAGAAGCCCCATGCGTGCGAGGTTCGGTTTCGCCGGCGAGCGATCCATCGTTGCCTCGATCTACACACGGCTGGCGGTCGATTGTGCGTCTGTCGACCTTCGACATGTCAAGAAGGACGCCCAAGATCGCTACATCGAGGACGTCAACTCCGGAATGCACAACTGCTTGAATGTGGAGGCCAACATCGACCAGTCTGGTCGGGCCTTCCTGCAGGATCTCTACATGACGCTGTTCGAGGGTGGGCATATCGCCATCCTACCGATCGACATGTCCAAGGCTCCGAAGAACGGTGGTCTTTTTGACATCGAGTCCTGGCGAATTGGCATTGTCGTGGAGTGGTACCCACGCCATGTGCGGGTGGAGGCCTACAACGACCGCACAGGTCGCCACGAACAGGTCGTGGTGGAGAAGCGTCATGTCGGCCTGGTCGAGAACCCGTTTGTCACGGTGATGAACGAGCCGAACTCCACTCTTCAGCGGTTGATCCGGAAGCTCGCGCTTCTGGACATGGTGGACGAGAAGGTCAGCTCCAGCAAGCTCGACCTCATCATCCAGCTGCCGTACCCACTCCGTGACGAAGCTCGCCGCCAGGATGCTACGAAGCGTCTCAACGACATCGAGTTCCAGCTCACGGCCAGCACGCATGGCATCGCCTACATCGGTTCTGAAGAGAAGGTCACGCAGCTCAATCGTCCAGTGGAGAACAATCTTCTAACCCAGGTCGAGAGACTCCTCGAGCTTCTCTACACGCAGCTGGGTCTCACCAAGGGAGTCATGGACGGAACGGCCGAAGAGGCCGAGATGCTCAACTACTTCAACCGCACGTGCGAGCCCACCATTGGCGCTGTCGCTGCGGAACTCAAGAGGAAGTTCTTGACGAAGACCGCTCGGACCCAGGGTCATGACGTCATGTACTTCCGCGATCCGTTCAAGCTGGTCCCGATGAAGGATCTGGCCGAACTGGTCGACAAGTTCACTCGCAACGAGGTCTTCTCCTCCAACGAGATCCGCGGCTTCGTGGGTGTTCGTCCGAAGTTGGACGACCCGAAGGCCGACATGCTCATTAACAGCAACCTCACGGTTCCGCAGACCCAGCTTGCCGCTGGTGCGATTCCTGAGGACATTGTTGATGCGGAGGTCGTAGAGGACGAGGAGCTTCAAGGCGACTTCGACATGATCGCCTCGGTCAACAGCACCCTCGACGAGGTGTTCGCTGAGATCGGAGTCGACGGATGATCGATGACTCTGCTCTCTTCCATGGTGACTATGACCCGGCCAAGGCCAGGGCGTACTACCTCAGGACAAGGAAGCTGAAGGGTCGTCGGCCCGGTACAGCTACGCCTGACAGTCCTGGTCGAGGCGGGCGTCGGACGACAGTCGCTCCAGCAGTCAAGGCCGGTGGGAAGGCCAACCGTAGCAACACCAAGAGTCGAAGGGCTGAGCTCCTAGCTCAGAAAGAGGCACTCGAGAAGCGCCTGGATCACCTTCGCGAAGTTCTGGCTAAGAAGGTCAAGGAGGCGAAAGCTCTCCAGGGCAAGTCGAAGCCAAAGAAGGTCGAGAAGGACATGGCTCCTGAGACCCAGGTCGACAAGGCGGATCGCAACACCGCCGAAAAGGCTGCCAAGCCGCTGTCAGGCAAGCAGAAGGCGGACAAGGCCAAGAAGGCGAAAGAGACGTACGAGAAAGAGCATCCCACCACGCTCTCGAATGACGTCGAGATTCTCCAGCACCAGGTCAAGGACATCCAGTCGCGGATCAAGAAGGCCGTCGAGGATGCTCGAGAGCAAAAGGACAAAGCCGGCAAGAAAGCACCAGTAGTCCGGCCCCAAGCCAAGCCCATCGACGCGCCGAGAGGCCGTTGACAGTCAACCGGAAGGAGAACAGCCAAAATGGAACCGGATTTCAGCGGTTACGCCACGAAGGCTGACATCACCTGCTCCGACGGCCGGACGATCACCCCTGATGCCTTCAAGCACCAGGACAAGATCGAGGTCCCGCTCGTCTGGATGCACAATCACGACACGCCGATGAACGTCCTGGGCACCGCGGTGCTCGAGCACAGGGACGCTTCGCACCCTGACGGTGCCGGCATCTACTGCTACGGCTACTTCAACGAGACCGAGTCCGGTCTCACCACGAAGGAGCTCATCCGGCACAAGGACGTCAAGGCCTTGTCCATCTACGCGAACGGTCTGGTCGAGAAGGCCAAGGCCGTTCTGCACGGTGCCATCAAGGAGGTCAGTGTCGTTCTCTCGGGTGCCAACCCGGGTGCGTTCATCGACAACATCCGCCTTGCGCACAGCGACGACTACGTCGAGGTCTTTGAGGACCGTGCGATCATCTACAGCGGTGTGGCACCAGACTTCATCGCAGGCGAGCGGCGCGAAGAGGTCGTGCTCCATGCCGAGAACGACGAAGGTTCCTCCGAGGAGGGCCTGACTCTCGAAGAGGCCGAGAAGGTCTACGAGGGCTGGTCCGACAAGGACAAGGAGGTCGCTCACCTTCTGGTCGGCGCTGCTCTCGAGCAGTCCGACATGGGTGATGGCGACGACGCCGAAGAGGGTGTCCAGCACTCCGAAGATGACGCCGAAGCCCTCCAGCACGGAGACGACGAGTCCGAAGAGGAGTCCACCGAGGACGACACCGAAGACGACGAGTCCACCGACGAGGAGGACGGCGACGACAACCAGGACGAAGACACCGACACCGAGGGCGACCTCGAACACCAGGAAGGCGACAACATGTCCCGCAACCAGTTCGACCAGAACGGCGCCGGCGCGACCATGACCGGCATCGACACCAGCAAGCGCCTCAAGCACTCCGACCTCGAGAAGATCGTCGCGGCGGCCAAGCGCCCCGGAGGGTCCTTCAAGGAGGGTGTGCTCGCGCACGCTGCCGAGTACGGCATCGAGAACATCGAGCTGCTGTTCCCGGACGCCAAGGTCATCGAGGCGACCCCGGAGTTCATCAGCCGGCGCATGGAGTGGGTGGCCACGGTGCTCAACGGCACCAAGCACTCCCCCTTCGCCGCGGTGAAGAGCGTCTTCGCCGACATCACCGGCCCCGAGGCCCGCGCCAAGGGTTACCTCAAGGGCAACCGCAAGGAGGAGGAGGTCTTCTCCCTGCTCGCCCGGAGCACGCGTCCCAGCACCATCTACAAGAAGCAGAAGCTGGACCGTGACGACCTGCTGGACATCACGGACGTCAACGTCGTCGCCTGGCTCAAGGCGGAGATGCGTCTGATGATCGAGGAGGAGCTCGCTCGCGCGATCCTCGTCGGTGACAACCGTCCGGCCAACCACCCCGACAAGGTCAAGGACCCCGCCGGGGCCATCGACGGCGTCGGGATCCGTTCGGTTCTGAAGGACGACGACCTGTACTCCATCAAGGTCGAGCTCCCGTCCAACACGGACTCGAAGACGGCGGTCAAGCTCCTCGTCCGCGCGATGGACGAGTACCGGGGCTCCGGCAACGCGACCATGTTCATCTCGCGTGCCGGCCTGACCGACATGATGCTCGAGGAGGACCGCTTCGGTCGTCCGCTGTACGCCGACCGTGGCGCACTGGGGGACAAGATCGGCGTCGGTTCCATCGTCACGATCGACCTGTTCAGCGAGTACGACGGCCTCTACGCGATCATCGTGTCGCTGGCCGACTACACCGTGGGCTCCAACCAGGGTGGCCAGCTGACGTCGTTCGAGGACTTCGACATCGACTTCAACCAGTACAAGTACCTGCAGGAGACGCGTCTCTCCGGCGGTCTGACCCGGCCGTTCTCGGCCATCGTGGTCACCCGTGCTGCCGGCACCCTGCGCGTCGCCACCGCTCCCTCGTTCGACGGTGACACCAACACCATCACCATCCCGACGGTGACCGGTGTGGACTACCTCATCGACAACGAGATCGTGACCGGCGACGTCGTGATCACCGAGCCGACCGACGTGTACGCGCACGCGCAGGACGGCTCCTACCTGGCCACCGGTGCGAACCGCAGCTGGTCGTTCCAGGTCTGAGGTAGTACCTAGATGGCGAGGTTTTCTGGTCTCGTCGGGTTCGTCCAAACAGTCCGTGTTCGTCCTGGCGTGAGCGAGGAACAAGTGGTCGAGAAGGGACCATATTACGGAGAAGTGAAGCGAGCGTCTTTGGCGTTGCAGCAGACTGACACCGTGAACACGGATCTTCGCACGACGAACATGATCGAGATCGTCGCTGACGAATACGCCAGCGGAAACTTCTTCGCCATTCGGTACGTCGTGTGGGCGGGGACTGCTTGGGATGTGGCAGAGGTCACAGTCCAGCGTCCCCGCCTGCTCTTGCGGTTGGGAGGTGTATACGATGGAGGACGACCTTCAGAATCGCCTCCGACTCCAGTCACGCCTTGAGCAAGTCTCTGGGCTGGACGAGGATCATGTGCACTTCCAACCGCCGACCGGGACTCAGCTGCACTATCCGTGCATCGTATATTCCCGAAGCCGAGAAGCGAAGAGATTCGCTGACAATCTTCCGTATCTCAGTGCCATGGGTTACACGGTCACTGTGATTCACAAGGATCCGGACAACGACATCCGGTCCAAAGTTGCCGCAATGCCGTACAGCGCTTTCGATCGCTGGTACGCGAGTGACGGCTTGAACCACGACGTGTACACAATCTTCAACTGACCTGAGAGGAACCACCCATGGAGATCACCTGGGACAACGCCGGAACTCGCGAGTTCGAGACCGGCTGCGACCATGGCGTTCTGTACGAGCCCGACGTCACGGGCGCCTTCACCAAGGGCGTCGCGTGGAACGGTCTCGTCAACGTGACGGAGTCCCCGTCC